CGCCCTCACCACCGGGCAGACTCAGTAAGTCCGCGAGGGTGAGGTGCCGGACATGCCATCCGATGTCGTGACCGCTGAGACGCTGGGTCACGATCGTGCGGGCGAGGGAAGCAAGGCTGGCGAGGCTCATGCTGGGCTCCTAATCGTAGTAGTTGGCCTGTCCATTCGTCTGTGCGACGATCAAGCCCTCATTGCTCGAGTCCGCATGCCCGGTGAGTTCCACCGTCTGGGTCCAGAAATTCTGAGAAGAGATTGGGTCATCGAATGCGGTCACCACGGCATTCTTGAGGGTGAACAGGGTTGCATTGGGCGAAGTCCCGCCCGTGAACGTGATCGTTGCGTCGCCCTGCGTCCCGGCCAAGTGCTCGGTGAGCAGGGTGTCCGACCGAGACACGAGGGTGACCTTGAACTTGCTCTCGCGCAGATTCGTCGCCACCGCGGGCTCGGAGGTCATCAGCGACCCGAGCTCATCGACTCGGGCCACCTGGTTGGACTGCGAGATCTCGATGGACTGTGCGGCGTAGGTCTGCGAGTTGAAGCCCAGCACCCCGGCGTGCTGGTGTGCGATGATCTCGCCAGTCTCATAGGTCCCTGCCGTGATGTCTGCCCGGGCCTGCGCCGTCTGAGCGATGTAGTCGAGTCGGAGCTTCATCAGCTCGCCCGCCGCGACGCTGAGTGCCCACCCGTTGACCTTCGCGCCCTCGATGAGCTGGTCGGATCCCGATGAGCCGCGACAGACCCGCAGAGTCAGCGCGGGAAGCGCGCCCGAGAGCGTGTGGGTGTGCGTGTAGGGACTCGATGCGCCCGTGGTTGCCACGGCGCCCATGCACGCTTCGAGGAGGTAGCCCAAGCCCGTGTACCGGGCCAGGACCGTGAAGCTCCCCTCCGCCGACTCGCGGACGGAGAAGTAGTCTCGTCGCCCGCCCGCGCCGCCCACGATGAGATGCGGCGTCGCGTCGCGCTGGATTCGGCGGCCACCGGCAACGGTGACGAGCGGGAACCATTTATCGGCGGCGACAGCGGTGCCCCAGATGGTTTCCTTTCCGATTCCGATCCCGGTGCCTGCGCCCATCCATGGGGTAGCCATTTCGCGCTCCTACTGCTCTGAGACGTCGCGCACCTGGATCCAGGTGCGCGGGTTGAGTTGGCGGCCGTCCGTCGTGCCGACCTGGAGGGAGATCGTCCGGTCGGCGCCCGAGGACCCCGCCTTGATGAGCGTCGACACGAAGAGCGCGCCGGTGCTGTCGAGTGCGTACCGAGTCAGCGACTCATCCATCTCGGAAGCCTGCTCGGAAGCCCCCGACTCGACACCATAGCCAACCCAGGACACCTCCTCGGCGTCCAGGGTGCCCTCGTGCGGTTCCGCCCGACTCGATAGCAGCCCCTGCAGATTCCACCAGACGCGGGCGATCTCGTAGCTCGTCTTGCTGAGTCGAACGCGGGGCTTCGTGCTGCCCGGGGGCTCAGCGAGCGCCCGAATGATCGGGGACGTCGGCAGGTAGTGCCAGACGGATCCCGTGCGCGCCGAGACGGGCACGAAAGGCGTGGTCGCATCCACGGCTGCCGAGTTGCCCCAGTACAGCCAGATAAGCGGCGTGGAGTTGGCAGCCGGCGGCGTCCAGTTGTCGACCTCGACGGTGCAGACCTTCGTGGTGGCGTTGAACCCGTTCAGATCGTAGGTCAAGAGGGTGACGCCATCTGCTCCGCAGACTCGAATGTCAGCGCCCGCCGCCTTCACGTTGTCCCAAAACTGCGGCCAATCCGATGGAATCACGATCGATACGTCTTCGGCGGCCGTACCCGCAGTCTGCTTGTTGACCGCCACCGGGTGGCGGTACTTCCACGCCGAGTTCATCCAGCTCATGGCGTGCCATCCTCGAACCAGTCCATGCGGACCTCGGCAACGAAGATCGCGCCCTGAATGCTCACATCAAGTTGCGCGCCGTTGATCGGTCCAACCATCGACACGGAACGGATGTCGTTGACGAGCGCGGCCATGCTCCCCGTCCGCGCGGTGCGGATGGCTCGGGTCACGTCGTCGTAGAGGCTCATGGCGCTGGTCAGCCGGGCGTTTCCCGTGTCGGCGGTGTACTCGGCGTAACCGATGATCCGCGCCGAGAGGGTGCGCCGGAAGTTACCCAGCTCGGGCCCATAGCTCTCCTCGATGTTGTCAGAGAACAAAGCGAGCGCTGGAAACCGATGATTGTCGAGGTGAGCGCCTTCAACGATCTGGCCCGTGCCGCTGACGTCGTTCGTGTAGTCGCCGCTGCCGTCGATCGCCGACAGCGCCGCAACGAAGGCGTTCCAGATGGTCGTCGCGCTCATTGGGCACGCTCGAATTCCTTGCGGATCTGCCCACCGAGCCGAGCCGAGAGCTTCGCTGACACCTCATCCATTGATGGCCGCAGGTACGGGCGTTGTGGTATTGTGACCTGCTTTTTCAGCCAATACCACACCTCGTTTGTGCGCCTGTTGACGAGGAGCGCCAAGTCGGGCCGACGGGTCAACCGGAACACGAGATCGGGCACGTCCAGCGGGGAGGCGTACCGTGCCACACCCGCCATCGTGTGGAGCAGAGGGTTGTCGGTGTTCGGGATCGCGAGCCACCGCTTCACGGTGGGTCGAATCGTCCCGCCGAACTCGTGAATCCGCGCGTACTTGACGTTTTCGTTGCCTACCCGGCCACCGGCACCCAATACGATGTCCGTGAGGTCGCCCGACTCGCGCACCGATCCTGCGATGCTGCGCCGCAGGTGGCCCGTCCGCGCAGACAGCACCTCGCCGCTGAGTCGCTCCTTCGCCTTGCCTTCGGCGTCCAAGGCGCTCGCGATCGCCGTCCGCTTGATCGCCTGCCGGAGGCCGGCGGTGCCGATCCTGCCGAGCATCGCCACCCACTCGTTGAGCGTGGTGCTCATGGCGTCAACATCACAACGTGAGGGGCGAGACTTTCGCGCACCACGTCCGGCATCGTCTCGTCTCGGAAACTCACCGAGACGCCCTGCTGGCTCGTCGACTCGCGCCCCTGCTCGCGCCGCAGGTCCCAGATGTGCCGCACCCACAGGGCGACAGCGTGGGCGAGCCAATCCGGTGCGGTCGACCAGCCAGCCGTGCATGCCACCTTGATCGCGGCGATGTCCAAGGACCAGCCTGCATGCGATCGGGTCGGCAGGAGTCTGATCCTGCCTTCATCGCCCAACACCTCGTAATCCGCCGAACTCACCGCAGTGCCGTAGCTGCGTTGGTCGTCATCGTACACCGCCGACACGGCGGTCAACGGACGCACGGGCAGAACCAGGTCATCCCCGTCGATCCGAATCGGGGCGGCACCGCGGTCAGTGTAGAGCGTGTAGGTCGTGCTCTCGACGGTCGGAGTCCCGCCCACGCTCGCGGGCGGGTGACCGATGAAGACCGCGATCAGCGCCTCTACGCGGTCGATGATCGTCCCGAGCGCCGTGTCTTCACCCGTGCCGGTCAGCCCGGGCAGGTGGAGCCGCGCCTGCGCTGCGGTGAGGAGTGCCACGGCTCACCCCGCCAGTTGCGCGGTTCGCTCTTTGATCGCGGCGAGCACCATGGCCCTGGCGCGCCCCGAGCGCTCGGCCATCGACAGGGGCCCCAGCAGGGCGTCCAGGCTCCCGGCGCGGATGTCCCTGGCGAGATGGCTGGCGCTGGCGTTGATCAGCCCTGCGGGCACCACCGGCGCCTTCATGGGCTCTGTCATCATGCGGTGGAAGCTCTCGGGGTACATGGCGCACAGCTCCTTCGCGGTGTCGGGTGCGACCGCGCGGATCTGGCCTTCAAGCCAACGATCGCCCATCGTCCACTCGAGCGGACCCACCGGGCAGGCGAACCCGCCCGAGAGCGAGCATTCGAGGAGGACGGAGCTCATCAGTCCAACCGATCGGTCTGGCAGAGCACCATGAGAGCCATGTTGCCGACTGCGACGCCGGTTCCCGAGGCCGTCTTCTTGAAGGCGATCACCGCATTCTGCGCCACCTCGAGCGACGTGCCCGAGCCGGTGAGGGCGGCGGCGATGTCGGTGCCAGCCACCAGGTCCCCGAGATCGGCGACAGTCGTCGCCTCCGTCGCGATTTCCGTCCCATCGATCTCGACGGACAGCGTTGCGTAGTTCGTCGCATTCGCCGTGACGGCGATCTGCGGCACGATCCGCAACGCAGACACGCGAGCTGGCTCCGTGAAGGGCCAGACGGCGTAGGCCGCGTCGTCTGTGCCTGCGGCCACCGTGTTGAGGACGAGAGGTCCGATTGCTCGTTCCATGTTTGCTCCTGGCCTATGCGGCGTTGATGGCGATGGCGACGTTCTTCACCGACGACGAGGACAGCGACGTGTTGCCGTTGTCGATATCATGGATATTCGCCCGGACCGTGCCGACGAGTGCGACGGTGCCGCGCTCGGGATCGCGCACTACTTCGATCTGGATGGCGCGGCGGAGCATGAGCATGAACCGGGCCGCGTTGTAGCCGGCGTAGGTCGCGGTGGCTCCCGCGGCAGTGTAGAGACCGGTCGTTGGGAACGTCTTCGCGAGAGCTGGGGTGAGGTCGATCGACCATGGGCCAATCTTCGCCACCTTGACGCCCAAGATTGCGGCATTGTTCGGGCCGATCTTGTCGACCGTCAGGACTTCCGCAAGCGGCTGGATGTCGGCCAGATAGGACGTGTAGTCCATGATCAGCCGGTTGCCGTCGGCCACGTTGTGCGGCGGCGAGAGCGTGCCGGCCAACGCGAAGAGCAGCGCTGTGGTCGTTGCACCCGAGAAGCTCGTTGTGTTGCTCACGTCGAATCCGCGCGCGCGGAGACCGAGCATGCCGCGCCGGTGGTCACCGGTGCCGCCCGCGCCGCTCGTGGTGCCCCAGAGCGAGTTGGGATTCCAACTCGCCAAGGCGGTGTCCTGGTGGGTCGATGCCGTGTCGCCATTGACCACGGCGTCCTCCAGGGCGAGCAGCAAATCTCGCATGAGGATCGGGCGGAGAGCGTCGATGCTCGGCAGGGTCGAGTCTTCGACCACCGCCTGATCTGCCACGTAGCGGATCGCGAATCCCTGGGGCACGGTGGCCCGATTTGCGAATGTCGCGCTTGACGCCGTGAACTTGCTCGGGTCGTCACTGGTGGATGCGCCGAACAGGTAGGGGCGGGTGTTGCCGGTCATGAAGACACGGTCTTCCCTTGCGCCGGTCATGGCCTGCTGGGGGATCGAGTCGATGGCGAGCCGCAGCCTCGGATCGTACTTCGCGTCGAGGTCGAAGCCGGGCATGAGGATCTCGTCCGGAACGAACTCGCCCCCTGCGCCGCTGGATGAGGTGAAGATGCGGTCGACCGTCGCCTTTGCGGCCGATCGGATCGCGCCGGGGATCTGGTGTTCGAGCAGGTAGCAGAGTCGCCCGAACTGCTTCGGGCTGAGTCGGCGCATCGTCTCGAGGTCGCGCGGGTTCTCGTGCCGCTGGGCGTTCGCCGCTGCGTGCACGTAGGCGCCGAGGAGCAGGCGCTTGACCTCGGTGTGCAGCTCGCCGTAGTTCTCGGGGCTGTCGAGCAGTCCGGGTACCTTGATCTGCACGCCGCGGTAGTTGACTTCACGGGTGAAGAGGTTGAGCCGCTCCCCCGCCGAGTCTGCGTGCACAAAGCTGCGCAGCATCGAGTCGGGGCCCGTCTGTGCGTCGACACTGCCGATGTTGGCGCGCGCACGAAGCTCGGCGACGCCGCGGTCGATCGCGGTGAGGTCTGCTGCGGCCTTGGTGGCCATCTCGCGGACCTCGGCGGCGCTCCGCTTGCCCTCGGTCACTTCGCCGGCGAGAGACTTGAAATGTCCCTCCACAGCGGCGAAATTCGCCGTGATGTCGGCTGCGGCCTTCGACGAATCGGACCAGTCGATCGACTTGAAGCCCTGTGGGGCGGTGGGCTCGGCAAAAACCTTGAACATTGGAACCTCACTGTCTACACGAGTTGCTACCACAGATCCGACGGCGCGTCAACCGCGCCCCTATGGGACACGGAGAGTTGACCAGTCGGCATTGAGCCAGTTTGCCGGGCGCGGCGTGCTTTCCGGTTTGGCCTGTCGGCGATGGGCCTCGGCGTTCATTGGCACCACCACCACCGACGCCTCGTGAAGGGTCGGCGTGAGGTACACGAGGCCGAACTGAGACGCACGCGCATCCTCCTTCGGGAGGTCGCCGCGCCAGAGGACGCCAGCGGGCATGAAGCCCACTGACACCGTTCGGAGCACGCCACTCCTCAAATACGTGTCCACCGTGATTGAGAGCGGGTAGCTCTCAATCGGGGCGGTCCGCAGGTCACCCACAAGGCGCCCGGCTTCGACCCGCACGCCTTCCCAGGTGCCGATGGGGGGCGAGCGTAGGTCATGGCCGAATGGCGCCACCGGGTTGAAGTGGAACTCCTCGAGTTGCCAATCCTGCTCCACGATGTCGCTTGCCCTGTCTGGGGTAGCCGTCGAGAGAACGAAGCCGAACGTGTCGGCGGCTTCGTTCTCGGCAGCCATGCGCACCATGCCGACCTGGTAGAGCCCTGCGCTGGTTGGCAGCCCGGCCGACTCCATGGCTGCCCCGAGCGCGCGGGCGTCGCCTTCGAGCGCGAAGGCATCCCGCTTCACCATCGCCTGGAGGTCGCTCTGCGCGATCTGGCTTACATCCCCAAGCTGCGCCCATGCGTTGTTCTCGCTCATGCCCCGGCCGACGAGGGCAGCGTGGGCCCTGAGAAGGCCGATCACCGGCGTTGAAACGGTTGTGATGATCATTCTATCAGCTCCGGTCGGGAAGCACATCGGCAGTTGATATCCTCTTCCGGGATCCCGAACAAGCCGGGCTGTCGGGCCGTTTTGCCGATGTTATCGCCGATGGTGATGGTGAACTCCTCGCCCGGCATGACCGACTTGCCGTCAAGGGCGGCGTGGCTCGGGCGCACAGCGGCATCAGGGGAACCAAGAAAGCGCGCTGCAAGCCACATTTTCTTGAACTCGATGCCTTCATTTGCGGCGTCGTTGTAGGCACTGTCGGTGCCGAGGCTGATCAGGCGCGTTGATTCGGTGCGGGCGATGGTCAGGGCGCGGACTGGCGCAAATACAGGATCGGCCTGAAGCCGCGCCTGCATTTCGGCGATGGTCTGCCCCTCGGCGACGCCTGTGCTCACGATCTCGGCGACACGGGCGCGCGTGGGCTCCATCACGAGGACGATCTCCCGACCGATCTCCTCCTTGGCGACGTCGGCCTTGGGGTTCCACTCGATCCCAAGGATGTCTCCAGCGATGTCGAATCCTACCCGGATGATCCCACCGAAGAGGTCGCCCACTGCGGTGGCGATGTTCGTCTCAAGGTCGGCCGCCAAGATGCGCGCGAGCATCTCGAGATCGAAGATTCTCTCGATCGATCGCTGGCCGGCGAGTTCCACGGCAAGTCGGCTGCAATACCGATCGGCCGCGCCGTCCAGGTAGCCGGCCCATGCCGTCGAGAGGGCGCGCTCGGCGGGCCCGTGCACCTCTTCGACGTGCCGGCGCCACTCCGCATCGCGCGCGGCGGCCGTCGAGAGGGCGCGCAGCGCAGGGTGGCCGAAGAGTCGTCCCGCTGCCCGTGCCCGTGCCCGGCGGTGCCGCGCCAACTCTCGGTGCGCCCACGCCACGCTGATGGGCCCACCGTCGCGAGCGAGCTGCGCCACTCCGGCGAGCGTCAGGCTCGCGGCGCCGCACTCGGTAGCCACCCACGCTGGGAGGGCGCTGTGGCTCACGCCGCCGCCAGCGCAGCATGGCTGGCCTCGAGCGAGCACAAGGCGTCAGCGGTGGCCGCGCGAGTGGAGTCCGGATCGGACAGGATCGCCCGAGCTGCCGACAATTCGCGCAGGGCATCGTTGATGCGTTTCGGGGGCGTCTCATCGGCATCAGGCTCTGGCTTGGCGAAGAATTCGGGTCCCACCTCGGAATAGCCCTCGAGGTGGTAGGCCCTGAGCGGGTCCATGCCGTTGCCGATGTGGGCCGTGATGCGCCCCAAAGCTTCCGTCTGGTTCGGCTGGAGCGGTTGGACCAAGCTCAGATCATGGCTGATCGTGACCATGGGACCACGGAATCGCCGTGCAATCGCCGTGTATGCCTCCTCAAGGAGCGCCAGCCGCGAGATCAGTGTCTGCCAGTAGGTAGCCATCTGCTCGTGTTGAGTCGCGTAGTTGGCCGTCGGTAGTCCAACTCTGCTCGGGGGTACACCCAGCACCGCGAGGATGAGATCGCGCGTCCAGGTGCGCTGGGCAACGCCTTCCATCTCGCGAGGCGACCAGCCGAGCGGAGTCAGCACCCCGTGGCCGGCGAGCACCGCCAC